CACTATGCCACAAGCAGCCCAGATCGAGTGGGAATACGCAGTAGTATTGCTGCGCGACAACGCGCTTGTCTTGCAGGTTGCGGACGAAATGGGCTGGTCGGCCGACCAGTTGGATGCGTTATTTTTGGCGGCCGCGGCGCAATGAACTTCGCCGACCTAATGCCCGCCAGTACCTTTACCGCCGCCCTCGGTGATAGCGTGACCTATCACGCCCCGTCCGGTGCGGTCGGAATAAAGGCGATGGTGAATGATGATGTCGAGCCGGTTTTTTCCAATGAGCCGCATATATCAGCCAAGCGCAAGCATATAGACGTTGCATTGCAGGATGCCCCAGGACTCAAAATTGGTTCTGAATTTACGATTGGCGGCGTCAAATACACCGTTGATGACATCGTCGCTAACGACAACCAATTTGCTACCTGCGTGCTCAAAAAATGACCGACACCATCAGAGAACAGATCATTGCCGCCTTTACCGCCCGCGCGGCTGTATTATCAAATTTACCGGTCCAGCGTGTACAGCGCTCAGTCGGTGAGACAAAAGAGCGCTTTATCTCGGTCTGGGATGGCGCTGATCAGGTCGAAGAAATCGTCTACGGCATAGAGCGCAGCCGCTTTGCCATCAATTTGGAGTGCATCTGGCAGCATGGCGTCGACAACCCCAGCACCTCTGCCACCGCGCTAATCGGCGAAATCATCATCACAATGATCGGCCCCAACACCGATAAAACCTTCGGCGGCTTGGCGACCAACATCACCCGGCAATCGGCAACGCCGGAATACCCAGAATCCGGCAGCGAGTACACAACCACATCTGTCGTTTTTATCGTCAGCTATGCAACGCTGGCCGGCGACCCTTATACCCTCCCAACTTACTAACTGGAGCACAACACTATGTCTAACGCAAACTCAGCCGTTTACTACGAATCCGGCGTAACGCCCTATGCCATGTCGGCGCTGACCGACTCCGGCGATCACCTTATATTTGCCTCATCGGCCGACATATTTTCCGGATCGGACGGCAACTCGCCGGACGTGCGCCCTAACGGCGTCATTACCGGCGGCGCGGTAGCGGTGGCGGCTTCGGCAGTCGATAACGGCGTCGATGTCGCCGCGCTGACCTGCTACTTGGCTGGCGAAAAAACCGCCGTGAGCGTGGCGATCGATAAAACCATCACCCGCCCGGCAACCAACGTCAGCAAGGTTAACTCGATCACCATCAACAGCTCCGGCGCGGTAACCGTTGTCGCCGGTACCGACGGCACGACCACGGCGTTTTCCGAAACCCGCGCCGTAGCCGGTGGGCCGCCATTAATCCCGGTCGGCAGCATCGAGATAGCCCAAGTGCGCGTTGCCACCAGCGCCGCCGCGCCCATTACCGCTGCGCAAATCTTCCAGGCCGTCGGCACCCATCTTGAGCGCTACGATTATCCTAATTTTGACACCGACAACGCCAACGGCACGGTCGTGTTTGATGCGGCCTTGCCGTTGATCCACACCGGCAGCGTCGCCAAGGCCGTCTACGCGTCTTATGCTGAACCGATCTTCACCAAGCAGCCTTTTGCAAACGATTTCGTGCCAGCCGAAACCACGCACTCGACCTCATCAACCAAAGTCTACGGCGGCCTGGTCGGCACCTCGTCGGAGTCATTAGGGCAGGGCGGTTTTACCGCGATCCTCAAAGACGGCATTACCGATCCGCTGCTGTCGGCTGCTAATGACGTGCGCTGGATAAAGTATTTCCAGGACAGCAATAAAGCGCCCTACGTGCTGACGCAAGGCAAAATCGGCACCTCTCGGACCTTCGGCGCTGCCGATCACCCGAAAGTAAAAGTGACCATATCTGCGCAAACCGCCAGCGTTAACAGGGCCGGCTAATGTTTGACGATAAAGCATTCATGCGGGCCAAATTTCAACCACGGACGGCTGAGGTTCCAGTCCCGGCGTTGCAGGTGTTTTTCCCTGACGACGCTCCGGCAGTCTGGACAGTCCGAAACCTGACCGGCGACGAGCTGGCCAAATCGATGGAAGCCACCAATCGGCAAAAAGGCATCGATACCATCATTCAGGCATTGGCAACCCAAAGCGAGCAAATCGACGAGATCCGCGCATCGCTGGGCATTGGCGATGATGTAGCAACCGAGTTGGTCAAGCGCCTGGAGCAGCTGGTGATAGCCTCGGTTGATCCGGCCATTGACAAGCCCCTGGCTGTCAAGCTGTCCGAAAACTTCCCGGTCGAGTTTTACCAGCTGACCAACAAAATCGTCGAACTGACCGGACTGGGTGCGGATTTAAAAAAGTAGCCCGGCTGTGGAATAGCAGTGCATTCCGCAGCCGAATGACCTTATGCGACCTGCGCGGTAAGTTGCTTTACGAGGTTTGCCCGTCGGAATTTCCGGTCGGCGAGCTGAGCGAAACAGAAATGCTGCTGTGGGAACTGTATTACCGAGACAAAAGCGAGCGTAGTAATAATGGCTGATTTGCAACAAACCATAGAAATCATCTTTGGCGCTGTCGATAATACAGGGCAAGGGGTGTCGAGTGTCGCTAATAATCTCAATAGCGTGGTCGATGGGGCCTCCAAGATTACCGGTCCGCTGTCCGATGTCGCCGACAAGGCGCTAAAGGCTGAGACGGCAGTTTTGGCACTTGGGGCTGCGCTGTTGACGGTTGCCGTTGAAAAAGCTTCACAGTTTGGCGACAAAATGGAAGAAATCGGCTCATTAGTTAATGCAACGCCGGAAGATGTCGTCAAGTTAAGCGAGGCGGTACGGGAATTTGTTAGAAACTCAGAAAGTGCAACAGTAAGCTTTGATAGCGTTAACAAGGCGATGTATGTTGCTACGTCAAACTTTGGTAATACTGCGGCCGCGCTGGATGTGTTGTCTATCGCAGAAAAGGGGGCCGAGGTTGGCGCTACTCAGATTGATGTAGCCGCCGCTTTACTAAGCCGCACCATGAACGCCTATGGGATGGTCACAAACGATAGCGCTACTAATACCGCTAATGCTGAGCGCGTCATGGCGGCTATGTTTACGACTGTGCAGGCTGGTGATACAACCATGCAGGCGCTTAGCGATAATTTGGGGCAAGTATCATCAACCGCATCTGCCGCCAATGTTCCGATTGAGACAGTGGGGGCTGCGATTGCGGCATTAACCGGCGCTGGTGTACAGACGCCGCAAGCCATGACGCTACTTAACGCGCTGCTTAAAGAGCTGCTAAACCCATCTGAAGAGTTATCTAAATCTTTGGGTGGGCTGTCTGTTACTACAAACGGCTTGCCGGCTGTGATGGATAAGCTTAAAGAGTCGACTGGTGGCAGCGCGGAGAAAGTTTATGCCTTATTTAGTAGCTCCGAGGCTGCTAAAGGAGCGTTGATTTTAGCTAATGATAGTGCGGGGAAATTTGACGGTACGCTTAAAGCAATGGATGCTAGTGTGCAAAATCTCAATACTAACTATAAAAATATGATTGCCGGGGTTGAGGCGTCAAAACAACAATTAAAAAATGCCTACGATGACTTAAATATCGCAATAGGGACGCCATTGCAAGATAGCTGGGCTAAAGTGCTCGATGGCATAACAAGTGTTTTAAAAGGCTTGACTCTATCAATCCCTGGAGAAGCATTTAAGCCGGTTTATGATGCCTTTATTGGGTTTGAAGGCAATATTGCCGATATTTTAAATCGTATAGCCAAAAACTTTCCGGAAGCGCTGGAACAAGTCGATTTTACTGGTTTGGTTGCTGCGCTAAAAGATTTGGGTTTTGAAATGGGAGACCTTTTCGGCAATATCGATTTATCGACGCCGGAAGGTTTAGCTCATGCGATTCAATTTGTTGTTGATTCATTTGAGTCATTGACGCGTGTTGTTGCTGGTATTATTGATGTATGGGGACCGGTAGTACAAGGCTTTCTTACCGGCGTCGGGGCATTTAATTCTTTGGATGATGGTGCGAAAAAAGCAGCGGGTCAGATGCTTGGATTATCTCAAGTTTTTGAAACCCTTAAAGGCTATGTAACCGGAGGCGCTAATGCGCTGGAAACAATTGGCGGCGCATTAACAGTGCTCGCAGGAACCCAGGCGGCAACCACAGTAACATTATTAGTATCGGCGCTCGGAGCAGGCGCGGTTCCTGTCGTTGTGATGGCGGAGGGATTAGCTGCGTTATTAATCGCAGTCGGCGGCCTTACTTACGGAATTACAGCAAATGTATCGGCTTGGGATGACTATAAAAACAGACAAAATACCGTAGCAGAATCGACCGCTAATCTCGCAGATAATCAGGCAAAAATAAAAGATCGGCTGGCAGAAATCAGCGACCGTACGGGCATTGCTGTATCAAGCATGGATGAGCTAAATAAAGCTGTCGATGAGGGTCGACTGGTATTTAATGATGCAACCGGTGCTTATGAGGCTGCTGGTACCGGTGTGCGCGACTACGATACCGAGGTGAAAGCCGCATCGGAATCCGGCTCCTGGTTTGCCGATGCGGTTAATGATGTCGCTAAATCCTTGGGTTTGGCGTCCGATACGGCGAAAGAAGCGGAAAAAGGTTTTAGTACGCTGGCTGAGGCCGAGGCTTATGCGGCAAGGGAGATGGCGGACAGTAACAATGTCACAATCACTTACGAAAAGGGGTTGTGGAAAGTCCACGACGGATTGACCTCCGTTACCGATTCAACGAAAAAGACGGCAGCAGCGACTAATGAAGCCGCCATCGCCGCCGGAGTCGGCTCGAAAGAATGGAAAAATATTCAAGACGTCCTGCTGCAAACACAAAAACAGATGAATGATTACAGCATCGAAATGGCCAAGCTGGCCGATCACAAATACGAGATCGATGTCAAAGCTAACGTCGACCTGCAAACAGCGCAAATCGAAGCCGATACCCAGCGCATCGCCTCAGCATTCACCGCCGCCAGCGATGTCATCAGTTCATTAACTGCCGGCGTTACCGATCTATGGGAATTATTTGGAAAAACAGATACCTGGGATGGCGCTCGGGACGAAATACGGGACGCAGCACTAAGGCAAGAGGAGCGCCTCAATACAGAATTACAGCTCAAAGAAAAACTGACCAATGCCGTCATCGAGCAAGCTCACGCTACGACAGCCCGGCTCTCGTCCGGCCAGCCGTTGATCAGCATTGACGGCGGCAACCTGGCGCCTGAGTTGGAGCTTGTCTTTGACAAAATCCTCAAATTTACCCAAATCAAAGCCTCGCAACAAGGCTTGTCGATGTTGGTGGGCCTATGATCATCAGTCTATGCAGCCATTTGTTCGATTATGGCGGCGACCATCGGATCGAGGTTGACATAGGCAAGAGCGATTTTTCGTCCGTATCCCGCCGCGTCTCCCGCACCGCCACGCTCGACGGTGGGGCGTTGATTGTCGATAACGGCTACAGCGTCAGCGATGCCACGTACATTCTATCCGTGCCTGATTTAAGCGCTGAGTCTCGCTTGGCATTGCTCGCAACCCTACAGCGGCACAGCTTGATAACATTGAGCTGCAAAACCGGCTGCTACCTGGGCGTTGTCGAGCAGGTCGATGAATCTCAGGGCTTTAAAATCAGGTTTTTAGTTAAAACACAACTCACATAGGTGGATTATGGCCGCAGGCTCAGCAGTAAAATACAACGGTTTGGAAAAAACACTAACCTCTACAGACAACCGGGATTGGGACGATGCTGCCGCAGGCAACATTATGTTTGTTTTGGCGGGGGCTGGATACACACCCATAGCAACACACAGCACTACGGCGGATTTGACTAACGTCATCACAGCAGGCGATGGTGCGCCGATCTCAGCAACCGGATTGACTATCGATAATACGACAACGCCAGGCACCACGTGCTATAAATCAGACGATGTCAATTTCGGATCAGCTGTTACGATAGAGGCTAAGTACTTGATCGCAATACAGCCGGTGACACCAGGCACTTACAGCGCCACGACCGGCAAATTATTGTTTTATCTCAACCTCAACACGTCCAGCGGCAGTGCAACGGCCATTAGCACGGCGTCCGATTTTGTTGTTTATACGCCGGCTAACGGTTGGATTAAGACGGTTTAGTGCTGAATAATGACTGACAGTTTAATCCTGCTGTGCAACGGTAGCAATGGCAGCAGCATATTTACGGATAGTTCGCCTAGTCCTAAGACAGTCACGGCGCACGGGAATGCACAGATCAGTACTGCTCAGAGTAAGTCGGGCGGATCCAGTGCTTATTTTGACGGATCTGGCGATTTTTTAACTGTACCCGCCGACGCTGATTTACAGTTTGGCAGCGGAGATTTTACCGTCGAGTCCTGGGTTTATCCGACAACAGCATCAGGCACAAGATGTATTGCTGCGGGTCAGGGGGATTTGGCGACAGCATCAGGTAGTTCGTGGGTGTTCTATATTAGCGCTACGGCGACGTCGGATGTCTATATCGGCTCGCAGAATAAATCGGTAGCCAGTCCCAATCCGCAGGCAAATCAATGGAGCCATGTCGCCTTTGTTCGTTATGGTACGGCATTGACGAGTTATCTAAATGGGGCGCAGGTGGCTACCACGACACTGACAGCAGGCTCTGCCGTCAATAACGGGGCCACCAATCACACTTTTGCAATAGGCGCATTTGATAATGAGGGTAGCCCATATACTGGCTATCTGGGCGGGTTGCGCATCATAAAGGGACTGGCTAGCTATACATCTGGTTTTACGCCGCCAGACTCTTTTGGATCCATTGCGTTTTTGTCCTATCCGTCAGCCGGACAATTGACGGTGTCCGGGCAGGTGCCGTCTCTTAAATTAGGGCAGGTCCTTACACCTACGGAGGGGGGTGTCTCTGTTATCGGGCAGGTTGCAAAACATTCTAGCGATGTTTTTTTGGCTAAGCCGCAAGAGGGGAGTATCTCTGTTATCGGTCAGGTTCCGGCTCTTAAATTAGGGCGGGTCCTCACGCCCACGGAGGGCAGTGTCTCTATTATCGGTCAGGTTCCGGCTCTTAAATTAGGGCAGGTCCTCACACCTACGGAGGGCAGTGTCTCTGTTATCGGGCAAATTGCAAAACATTCCAACGATGTTGTTTTTGCCAGACCGCAAGAAGGGGGTATCTCTGTTATCGGTCAGGCGCCGGTTCTTAAATTAGGGCAGGTCCTCACACCAACACAAGGCACCATCTCTGTTGTCGGGCAGGTGTCGATTTTCGCCGATCGCGTCCTAAAGCCGATACCGCCGATTTGGCTGGCTACCCGCTACCGCTGTTACCTAACCGGCGCTGCCGGACTGCCCGATTTAGAGTTACCGATCAGTTCGTTCCAGACCCGCATCAACGGCGACAGCGTGTCGTATCTATCGTGCATTTTAAAAGGTGCCGACAGCTACACGGACGCAATCGCCTTGCGTAGCGCCGGTCAATTGCGCGTGTTTAGGGCTTACGTTTTGAGCGACGGGACCGAGTCGACGTATTTGATGTCCAACGTGCTATTTGAGCAAATAGATTTGAATAGCGGCGGTCGATCCGGAGTAACAGCGCAGCTATCCGGCACTGGCAACATGGTGCCGGTCACTGCTAAGTCCATGACCTTGCAAAATCCATCCTATTTTGGACTGAGCGGCGGCAAACACCGCTACCGCTGTGAGCTGGATCCACGCTTAAGACCCGGCGACACCGTCACTGTTAATAACGACACGTTTGTTGTCGGCGGCATTACCCATATCGTCGATACCAACTTCGAAATGATGGAAATTGCCGAGGCGTAAAATGGGCAGTGTAACGATTTTATCCAGTCTGGGTGCCGGTCATTACAGTGTGCGAATTAATTTTGACAATGCGCGCGTAGATCAGCGCATTGCGGCAATCCAAGCAGAGCTTGCTGAGTTTTCGTCCAAGCTTGCTGAGTTGCAAACCAAAAAAGTTCCTCTTGATGAAGCCTTGCACGCTGCAAAAACAGCGCTGAATGATTACACCGCCGTCGCGACCGTTTACGACCTGCTCAGTAATCCATCTGTCATGAATGGATTGGTTGAGCAGGTGTTTAAAGCCCAAGTCGCCGTTGAGCTGCAAGCGAAAGAAATCGACATACTAAAGCTAAAAAAAATATCTCTCGAAAAAGAGAAGGATTACTTGCAAAAAAACTGCCCAAGTACCATAGACGCCACGGCCTGGTGTGTCGAGTACAAAGAAAACTTGTCCGGAACCATTGAGAGCATCGAGGTCGATTATCTATTGGAGCGCGATAACATCACCGACCAGATCCGCAACGATACCGGTGTATGGTTGCCCGGTACGCCC